AGGGACCGACGCACCACTGCGACCCGTCCTTGCTGGCCGCACCGGAGAGGGTGAAGTTCACCGCGTCGTTGCCGATGGTGAAGTCGCCGATGATGCCGCCCCGCAGGAACGGGATCAACATGTAGCCGTACTGCGCCTCCGCGCCGGGTTCGCACGCGGCCTGCGGCACGTTCGACCACACCTCCAACGCGAAGCCCGAGTCGCAGGCGTCCACGCCGGAGTTCATCTTGAAGCCCACCGCGTCGTCGTTGGCGTCGAGCACGACGGGCTGGCCGGTCATCAGGTTGTAGAGGTCGGGGTCCACACCACAGAACGCGACCTCCGCGGTGTAGCCGGTGAACTGCGGGCACGGCTGGTCGAGGATGCAGATTTTCCCCGCAGCGTTCGTGACGCTGATGGTCGTGCCTTCGTCGGTGTTGGCGGTCAGCCCGACGGTGATGAAGCCGTCAGAGGTGACCACCGAGTCGGGTCCCAGCACCACGCCGCCACAGCCGTCCAGGCGGGTGACGCGCATGACCCGACCCCGGACAAGGGCGAACTTCTTGGGCATGTCGCTCTCCTACTCGTCAGCCGTGGGCTCGTTGTAGCCGACCTCGGCGCGGTCGGCTATGTCCTTCGGCACCAGGAACGCACCGGTGACAGTGCGCACCTCCTGGGGGTCCCGGTCCATCTCCTCGGCCGCGGCCAGAAGCAGCGTCGCGGTGTCGCTTGAGTCGGGACCCCAGGGAATCTCGACCAGGGGAGCCGGTGTCGCTGCCTTGCTTCTGCTCATCAGGCGACCTTCACCCGGACCGCCGCCGTGTAGCCGTCCACGGCTGCGACGTAGGCGCGCTCCACCAGGACGTACACGTCGTTGGTCGAGCGGTCGATCTCCGCCTGGCTGAACAGGTCGCTGCGGGCCACGCCGATCTCACCGCTGGCGTACATCCATTCCTCACCGGCGGCGGGCGCGGCACCCGAAGGTCCCGTGTTCGGGCACCCGTACCCGCCCCCAGCGGCGACCCGGGAGCCGAGTTTGGTGACCAGCCTGTCGCCCTCCCGGGTCACCGAGCCCTGGTTGCCGGTCAGCAGGGAAGCAGCGGCGCGGGAGGCGTGGATGATCGGGGCACCGGCGTAGTTGCACCCGGCTGCCCCTTCGAGCAGCGCGAGGCCGACGGCGGGGCTGACAGCGCCACCGGCCGGGGTCAGGTCCACGGCGGGGTCCCAGGTCGGACCGTCCACGAACCGGGTCTTGAGCAGCGCCCGCTCGACGCCGACCGACTCCATCGCCAGGAACGCGTCCCGGGTCCGAGCCTCGGCCTCGCCCATGTCGAAGCCGGGACCCTTGCAGGTGACCCCGCCGTAGACGCCGAACCGGAAGCCGTCCTGCCACACCGGCGGGACAAAGTTCTTGCTCGTCGGGGTGAGCGCGGTCGCCGTGGTGGGCACCTGCCCGGCTTCCGCACCAGGCGGGGGCCACGCGGACAGCACGTACGGGGGCGCGGCGTCGGTGACGTAGACCGCCTCGGAGTTGGCCGCGCCGTTGGTGAGGTACACCCGGTAGCCGGTCGCCCCGGCCACCGCACCCCAGTTGAACGTGACGGTGGAGGCAGCGCCGGTGGTGGCCTGCGACTGCTCCGTGGAGCCGAGCGTCTCACCGCGGGCGTTCAGCGCGGTGATCTTCGCCCGGTAGGTACCGGCGGGCAGCGTCCCGCCGGTGGTGGCGGTGGACGACGCCGAGGACACCGGAGCGGCCAGCGACGCCGGGGCGGGGCAGGGCCACACCGGCACCGAGTCCAGGCGCAGCGTGTTGAACGACTCCACGAGGCCCTGCGGCTCCATGAAGTTGATGCCCTCAGCGATCTGGACGATATCGAGCAGGCCACCGATCGGCTTGGTCGGGGCCGGGAACGAGAACACCGGTGGGCGGACCATCATCTCCGTCATGCGCCACCTCCTCTCGTCAGGTCAGGGGGACCGGGGCGCGCGACCGGCCCCCCCGCCTCACGGATTAGGCGCAGGTGAAGTTGGCCGCGCCGGTCCGACCGGCGTTGCAGATGGGCAGCGTGACGAGAGCGGCCTCGTTGCACATCTTGGCGACGAGCACGCCCTCCTCGAAGAACAGCGCGGTGTAGACGTTGGTCGCCAGGCTCGCCGAGTCGTACACGGCGTTGAGGCTGATCACGTCCGACGTGCCCTTGATGAACGTCCCGGCCGGGTAGATCAGTGCGCTGTAGGTCGTGGGGTAGGCCACGGCGGGCGGGGCCGAGAGGTCCTGCCAGTCGTAGACGAACTGCACGGCGAGGTTGCGGGCCGCGAAGTGCGCGGTGATCTGCTGGTCGGACACGGTGTCCGCGGAGGACTGGCCGTTGCGGTTCGCCAGGTCGGAGCGGATCGCGCCCTTGGCCCAGAACGGCAGGACGACTTCCAGGCTGGCGTTGAGCGCCATGCGGTACTTCTGCCGGAGGCCGTCCGCGATCAGTTCGAGGCCACCGAGGGTGTCACCGGCGGTGCTGCCGAGACCGGTGATGACCTTGGCGGCACCGGCGGCGGTCGCCAGCGCGGCGATGACCTTGGCGTTGACCTTGTGCTGGTGGGCGATCATCGAGCCGGACAGCCAGCGGTTGACCAGTTCGGGGTACGCGACGTTGGTGAGGATCGGGGCCTTGATGCACAGGCCCACCACGTCCAGGCGCACGTCGGTGAACGACGGGCAGGGGACCTCGTAGCAGGTCTTGGAGGTGCCGCTGATCGCCTGGGCCTCGGTCTGGCTGAACCCGACGTTGGTGTAGATCGTGGAGAAGTCGGGGCCGGACGTGTAGCGGATGCCGCCACGGGCCACGTTGACCTCGGGCACCGAGAGGATGCCCTCGCTGGTCTCCGACGTGCACAGGTCGTACAGCGTCTCCGACGGGGCACACCAGCCACCGGCCGCGACGAGCGAGTTCCCCGGCAGGCGGGACTCGCGCTGCGCGTGGGAGAGGACCTCCATGTCGTCGGTGCCGCGGTCGATCGTCAGTTCGGTCGGGAAGTCCAGCCGGAACGACGCGACGCCGTAGTGGTGCAGGTTCTCCGTCTCGCCGTCACCGGACGGGGTGCCGAACCCGCGCATCCGGTTGACCAGGGCGCGGCCGACGGCCTCCATGCTCTCGATCGCCGAGCCGGTGGCGAACTCCGGCACGTCCGCGGCGGCGGTGATGCTGATCGGGTTCGCGGTGTTCCGGGGGGCCGGGGGCCGGGTGGTCCGGCGGGCCAGGGTGCGCACGTTCGCAGGGGCGCGGGTGGCGCTCGCCGTGGTGCTGTCGCCGCCGCTGTTGCCACCGCCGTCGCCGTCGTTCTGTGCGTCTGCGTCCTCGACGGGCTCGGCCGGGTCGTCCTCGACGGGCTCGTCACCCTCGGGCTCGGCGGGGGTCTCGGAGAAGCGGGTGCGCAGCGCGTCACGGCGCGCGGCGAGTTCTGCGGTCGCGGCCTCACGGCCTTGCTGCTCGGCGATGCCCGCCTCGATCGCGTCGGCGTACTGCTCGGCCTGGGTGACCTGCTCGACGGTCGGCGTCTCGTTCTCGACCAGCGCGCTGAACGCCGAGCGGAGACCGGTGACGTACTCGGCCAGTCGCTCGTCGGACAGTTCCGCGAGGTTGCTGAGGATTTCCACGGTGGCTCCTACGGGGTGGTCCGGGCGTTTGGGCGCGCTACGCGCTGCAGTTCACCGGGCACCAAGGCCGCCGTGACGTTCTTGACTGGGGACCGTACTCCCGACAGAGGGGCCTGTCAGTAGGAGGGTGGGTTTAGTGACTAAATCCTTAGCGGACTGCCTGGTATGTCCCGCCTCCGTTCCTGATCTGCGCAGCCCGCGCCTCGACCTCGCTCTTGTACGTCTTGGTCACGCCCTTCGGGTCCGTGTAGACGAACGCCGACGGCTGACCGTTCTTCTTCCCGCAGTTGCAGCCCATCGTTCTACTGTTCCCCTCCGACTCGGGCCGCCAGTTCGGCCATGTGGTTGCGGCGCTTCGCGCGCCCGTTCATCTCCGCCTCGATCGCGTCCACGATCGCGGGCACGTCCACGTTGAGGTGCACCTCGGTCTCCTGCTGCTGGACCATTCCGGCCGCGACCAGCCCGACCTGGACGCCGTTCTTCACTCCGACCCGGGGGACCGGGAAGCCCTGCACCGGGACGGACAGGGCGGCGATCATCTCCATCTCGCCGCCGATGCGCCGCCAGTCGCCGGACAGCGGGCAGGCCCGCAGGGCGGCCTTCGTCTCGTCGTCGCAGTCTGGGCGCAGGCACCCCGCCACCCAGATGCCGTGGTCGTCCTCGCCGCAGGTGACGTTGGCGACGACGCTCGACGTGCTGTCGTAGTGGTCGATCGCCGCCTTGGGCCGCAGGGTGCGCCCTGCGTGACCGCCGCCGATGGTGATGTTGCCGCACGGCACCGGACCGGTGGTCGTCTCCACCTCGCCGGTGAGGAAGTACGCATAGTTGCTGGCCGAGCGCGGCGGCGCGACGCACACGTCCTCGAACCCGACGTGGCAGGTGCCCCACCCGGCGAGGTGGCCGAACACCCGGCCGTCGTCGGTGACGGTGAGCGGGGTGAGCCCGTCGAACTTGGGGTCCTCGAACCACTCAGACGGCGCGCACCAGCCGCCACCGGCGACCAGGCTCACCGCTGCCGCGGTGACCTCGCCCTCGATGCTGCGCTGCTCGGTGGGTGCGCGACCGGGCCAGAAGCCGAGCGCGTCGTGGTGCCACTGGGCGCAGATTTGGTTGAGGAACCGGGTGTCCTCCGGGCTGTTGGTGGCGATCTTCTCGCCGACCAGGGCACGGCACCGGTTGAAGTCGCCGGGCACGCCCCAGTTGATCTTGGCGTAGCCGGGCTCGCCAGGGCGGGTCCAGTAGTCGTGGATGCGCTTGGTCTCCCGCGGGTGGGTGACCCAGCCGGGGCCGCGCCGGAACGCCTCGGGTAGCAGCACCGCCGCCTGGATGCCCTCCGGCGGGTCCTCGCCGATCTGCTTGTACGCGCCGCGCAGCGCCGCCTTCGCCTTGGCCTTGGCCTCGGCCGGGGCCTGCACCTGGTTGAAGCGGGACGCTGCGGCGTGCACGGCGTTGCGGTTGAGTGCACCGCCCGGTTCCTTGATCGGCAGCCCGTGGCAGGACTTCTCCATCCCGTCGCACTTGTGCAGGATGCAGGCCGCCTTCCACTGCTCATCGCTGTAATCGGCTTGGGAGAAGTCGGACCACGGCTTGTCCGAGACGAACTCCACGACACCGGAGGCAGTGACCGGCTCCTCGTCGTCCATCCAGCCACCGAGCGAGATGTACGCCTCGGCGAACGCGGGGATCGGGACCATCGCCGCGGAGCAGATGCGGGCGTCGGAGAAGGTGACCTCGGAGGACTCCTCGTTGAACTCGAACTCCGAGTCGTCCGCGTCGATCGACACCCCGAACTTGCCGAACTCGGCGACCAGGCCGACCGCCTCGTCCGCCTCCGGGGTCTGCAGGAACTCGCCCCACCCGGCGATCAGGTTGCCGCGGCGCTCGATCCCGTCGATCCGGGCGACGACCACCGAGCCGCCGTGGCCGTCGGCGGACTGCTTCTGCCAGGTCAGCGGGAGCGGCAGGTCGCGGAACCGCAGCGACCCGGCGGCAAACCGACGCTTGTCGCCGGACCAGGTGTCCTCCGGCGCGAGGATGCCGTGCCAGGGGACTGCCGCGGTCGAACCGGCGGCCACCTCGTCCTCGGGCGGGGCCTCGACCTCGACCTCGGGTGCTGATGCCGTCATGGCCTCTCCCATCGGGTACTCGGTGCGGTCCTCACCGTCCCACACGGCGAGTCGGTCGAACGTGATGGACTGCACGTCGGTGGCCTCGGGCGGGGTGTCCTCGCCGTAGCCGATGGTGACGTGCGGGATGAAATGCGGGTGCTGGTCGTCGGAGCCTTCGAGCGCTGCGGCCACCGGGGGTTCCGCGGTCAGCACATCGCGGGCGGCCTGGATCATCGGTGACTCGACCAGCCAGACCTTCGCCTTGTCCTCGCCGAGCGTGGCGTGGCCGTTGACGGTCGCGTCGAACGGTGCGCCGACCTTCTCGGCCAGGCCCTTCACCGAGTCGTGGATGCCGGGCCGGTCAAGGTCCTGGCCTTTGCCGAGGTAGGCCAAGGTCAGGTGCTTGTCCTCCTCGCCGATGCCGTGCACCGGGTGGTCGGCCTGGGGCAGCGCCACCACCACGGTCGGCTTGTCGCCGTCGGCGGCGGCGGTGACCGACTCGGACGCGAGGACTGGGGCCAGGGTGCACCGGCAGTTGATCCACAGCCCGATGCTGGCCGACGGGTCACCGGGGTAGCGCATCTTCTCGCCGCCCACGATGAATGGCTCGCCGGGCGGGCGCTGCTGACCCTCCACGTCCTTGTGCGCGACCCGCACGCTGTCGTCGTGCATGGTCACCCACTCCAACACGACGAACTCCTCGTCGGCGTCGGCGGCTGCCTGGGTGGCGGCGTTGAGGATCGCGGTGGCGATCGACGTGCTGATCCGCTCCGGGGTGGCGTCGGACGGGTCCTCCGTCTTGTCCAGTGAGTCGCGGATTTCCTGCACGAACTTGCTGGCCGGTGGCTGCGGCTGACCCTTGCCACCTTCCCGGTGGTACACGTCCACGTAGCGGACCGCGATCTCGCGGAGCAGGTCGTCGTACCAGCCCTGAGCCGGGTAGCGGTCGATCGCCTGGGAGACGAGCGGGAACAGGTCCTTCTCCAACGCGTCCTGGTCACCACGGCGCTGGGCCGCGAACGAGGCAAGCGTGAAGGACGCCGAGATGAGCCTCACGTCGATACCTCCGCCAGTCGCAGCCAGTCCACCAGCCGGGTCCGTTCGTGCGCCGACTGCTCCGCCAGCAGGGCGTGGCAGTAGGAGTCGAGGACCGGCACCACCATCTCAGGGTCGGCGATCCCGTCGAGCACCTGCGCAGCGCACGACCAGGCATCTTCCAGCAGCCGCTCCGCGGTGCCGTTCGCCTTCACGTAGCAGTGCGTCTCGTATGCGGGGACCCCCGGTGGTTTCGTCCCGTTTGTGTTGCGCATCCGGTTCCCGGCCCGCTCCAAGGCGCGGAACACCAGCGCCTCACTGGCTGCGAGCAGCGCCGCCCCCGGTCGTTCCGCCGGGGTCCGCGGGTTCACCGGGTGGTCGAGCAGGCTCGGCGGCTGCGGCGTCTCGCGGGGCTGCTGGTCGTTCACGAGGTTCCCGAGGTCTACGCCCAGCACGCCGAGCGCGGCCTGCACCTGCTCCGGGGTCGCCGACCCCGACGCGACCTTGACCAGCAGCCACCGCTGGAACTCCGCCTCGTCGGGCAGGTCGTCCAGGTCGAAGCCGTTCTCGCGCAGCAGCGCCTCGACCTTGAGCAGCCCACGGTCGTACAACTCGAACGCTTCCTTCGACCGGTCCGGGCGCAACCGCAGCCGGGACGAGTCGTAGACCACCAGCACCGGGGAGCCGTCGTCCAGCGCCGGGCGCAGGTAGCCCATCGTCAGTGCGTTGACGATCACGTCGAGCATCGGCTCGATGTGCAACTTGATGGTGGACTCCTCGACCTGCCACGCGCCCCAGTGGGACACGCCGTTCGAGGAGCCACCGCCGGTGCCGCCGTTGCTCGCCATGCCGAGCACCTGCTCGGGCGGCAGGTCCATGCCGAGCGCGAACCGACGGATCGTCTCGTCCCGCAGGTCCTTCGCGTTCGAGTCCAGTTCCGACCAGAACGTCAGCAGCCGCGCCTTGTCGATCGCGTCATCCGGGGCGGTGACCACGATCGGCACCATCGCCGCCGGGGACCCCGGGTCTTGGATCGGGGTGAGCATCGCGTCGGCCAGGGTGAGCATGAACGAGTCGGCGTCGTTCGTGGTCTCCCGGGCCACCCCGTCCAGGTCGGGTGGCGGGGGGAACGTCATGCCCTGCGGCATCATCAGGATGCCCGCGCCCGCCAGCCGGGACGTGATCTGCGCGAACACATGGCGGGTCAGCCACTCGATCTCGCCGAGCAGCGGCAGCAGCGACCGGAACGGGGAGTCCGCCTCGATTCGCTTGGCCGGGGACGGCAGCCAGATGCGGATCACCACGTCGTTGTCGGTGAGGTCGATCGGCGGGTTGCCGTCCTGGTAGTTGATCATCCAGGCGTTGCCGGTGACGACCATCTCCAACACGGAGACGACCTCCCACACGTCGGCACCCTCGACCTCGCGGCCGACCAGGTAGCACTCCCCGGCGATGGTCAGGTGGATGCCGATCGAGTCGAGCATCTCGGTCTGGCCGTCCTTGCCGTTGAACAGCGCGTCGAGCGCGTCCTGGGCCGGGCCGGTGGGGGTGTCCACCACGGTGCCGTTGACGACCTCGCCGGTCTTGAGCGTCGCCCTCGACACGGCGTGACCAAAGAAGCGTGCGGCGAACCGCGCCTCCCCGCAGATCGCGTAGTGCCGGTAGCACTCCCGCTGCCAGTCCTGCCTCGGCAGGTAGATACGTGCGGGGGACTTCCCGGGGTACCGGGACGCCGACGACACCAGTGAGGTCGTCGGGATGACCGGGGCGGGTGCGGGCTGTCGTCGCGTGCGGGGCATCTACCTCACCTGCCGTGGGCGAGCATCTGACGGGAGTGTGTCACTGCTCGGGTGGTTCGTCGTAGGCCACGACCATCGCCGCCACATACGAGGCGGCCCACCAGCCGTTCACCAACCACCACGACCAGTGCAGGTCGGACAAGTACGCCCAGGCCAGCATCCCGACCGTGAGGTACGGGGCGAGGCAGAACGGGCAGCGGACTAGCGGAGCCCACGGACTGTCGGGGCCGATCTTCACGAGAATCTTCGTGCGGAGCCACATCATCGGCGGGTAGTCGTCAAAGGTGATCAGGCGCGCAGTCCTCGCCACGGACAGAACGCCGACAATCACAGCGGCCACCATCGTGAAGTGGCTGAGACCCTCGAACCGATCCATAACTCCCCAGGTTTAGTGACTAAACGGCACGCAGGTGGCGAAC